TGTCTATCTAAGGTTACGATGAGTAGGCGTTCCTATTTGATACGGCGCACTAACGCTAATCGTATTTTTCCATTTATTGTTCTTTATTTTTGGAGTGCCATTGCGGAATTAGTTCCTGATGGATTTCTCCAGAGCCCCTCAGAATTTTTATATTCTTTAGACGCTCGCGATTGGATTATTGTATGGTTGGTTTGCCAGCATTTTGAAATTGACAAAGCTGTCAATTTAAAAAGCGGTACAAAAACTTTATATGAGTCTTATATTGCCAAAGGTTTGAATTTTCATAGCATGTCTAGAATGAAACACAATGTTCCTAACATGGTGTTACATCCTATTGATTGGTTTATGAAACATTTTTATGATAGGTATTATACCGGGTTTTCTTCGCACGCATTCGCAAGCTTTAAAAGAACGAACGCGACGCTAAAATTGCGCCTCGATCATCTTTTAAAGTATTATGATGTGCATGAAGTTTCAGTCAAAAAGGATGATTTTCTTATTGCTGCTGAATATCTTGCTGCTAATTTTATTAATGAGCCACAATTTGAAGAGTTTAAAGAAAATGTTCAATGTAACATTAACGATCGTTTGTTTGATGACCTTGATATTGATTGGTCATCTGCCGCTGGTTATCCTTATAGTCAAGGTGAGAAACGTGGTGATGTTTATGAAGACGCAAAAACAATGGCAAATTACATGTTGTCTGATCGCGGTACTTTTGAAGCTTACGCTGAAGAGCATGTTTGGTATACTACCGGACGTGCTAAGATGCAGAAGATTGAGAAAGATCCTGCCGCTAGGTTAATATGTTATGCTGGTTTTTCCTTCATGATGATTTCCATGCTTTTTGTCCAGCCTCTGCAGCGTTTCATGTTTCAAACATGTAAATGGTCAGGAGTTGGAATGTCTTGGATGCATGGCGGCGCAAACAAGTTCGCGTCTTATTTTAAATGTAATAAAGGCGTAGCCCCTGAAGGGTTTCGTTATGTTAGCGTTGACATTAAGAATTGGGATTCATGTCTCCATCCTTTTATTCTTAACTCTATCTTTTTGGTTCATTTAAGGCTTTTAGAAGCTTGTGATGTTTCGCAAGAATTTATTTTTAGGTATCAAATCATTTTTGATGACCTTATAAATTCTAAGATTCTTTTTCCTTTAGGATATATATTTTCTGTTTTTCAAGGTATGAAAAGCGGATGGAGCAATACAGCTAATGATAATACATTAGGACATGAGATTGTTTTTCTTCTCGTTCAGAAGACGATTGGAGTACGAATCCTTCACCTTCTTTATGGTGATGATAACTTTATGTTGGTCCCTAATTCTGTTAGTGATAAACAAATAGTTGATGCGTATACTGCTTGCGGTTTGACCGTAGGCAGGATCCATTCTTCTATCTTTATGGGTGATGTTGATTTTCTTAGTAAATATGTTTTGTTCAAGGATGGTCAATATTTTATATATAGGCCTGCTTGCGAGACTCATGCTAGATTGTTAATGCCTGAAGAAAGCAATCCCGCTTTCAGGCATCGGCCAGATGCTGAGATTTGTGCAGAAAGGTTCGTTGGGCACCTCTTCGACAACTTTTATAACAAAGAAGTTCGTCGCGTGTGTTACGATGGATTGCTCAAATTGAAGACTTTCTATGGTGTCGATGCTATTGAAATGACCCCTGAGATTTTGAAGAAACATCCTTGGCGTGATTTTGATAACCGCATCTTTTTTAACGGTGCTGTTATTCCTATCTTACCAACTGTTGAATTCATTCAAAATCTTTATGAGGTTGACATTGAACCCGTTGCTCAGACTGAACCTGGTTTGGTTCCTAGTAATGGGCTTGATTTCAAGACCACATATGTATTTGAAGATGTATTTTCTCCAGCCGCTGGGTATTTTGAGCAAGCCCAGTTTAATCTTGCTAGTATGTCGGTTAGAACACGTAAGAGGTTTCTACGTAGTTTGAGCCCTTTTAAGGTTCCCCCCACTGTTTATGGGACCCATGCTGCGAGGTTGGAATGGATGTGTGTGAAATATGGCCTTACTCTTAACAGATGTTTGGACATTGGAGCACACCCCGGAGCTTGTACTATGTCTCTTCTTAAGAAATGTAATTATGTTGAATGTGTAACAAAACCCGTTGAGGGAGTTTTACCTGAAGACATGATGCCTTATGTTTTTAGAGATGAGAAAGTCAAGTTTATTTTCAAAGATGTAGATGATTATTCCACTGATGATTATTTCGATATGATTCATGATGATATAGATTATTCAGGTGCGCGCAGTTATATGCGCGATAGTGTTAACGATCTTCGTACTATTGCAAGAAGTCACAAATTTTGCAAAAATACGAATTGTTACATTATGACGATAAGATCTCTGACCCCAAAAGTTATTCAAGCTTTATATTTAGCTTATAATGAATATGGTTGGATTGATCTCGTTAAGCCTTTGTATTCTAATCCGTGGCGCATTGAATTTATGGTCATACTTAAGAAAGTTAATGGTAACAAAATGAGGAAACGCCAAGTCGTTTCTTCTATTCAAGCCTTAGCTGCTAGGTATGCGGATTCAATTATCGCTTGGAATAAGTATCTGATGGTGGAGATGGCTTTGGTTAAGCAAGGAAACGTTTGTAAAGTTTCTGA